AGATTGAAATATAGTAAGTTACTTTCTCAAATTGATAGGGTTGATACTGGAATAACTTCAAATATTACTACTTTAGTGATGAGGAGAAACATGATTCCAGCATACAATACGATTGCAACGTATGAAGTTTGTTATGGAAACGAGTTTCATGCTGATTTGGAAGGATATAATGTTCGTTCCTCTGCATTTAAACTTGATGGAGTTGAAGGGGACATATATTTAACAGATTTTCCAAATAGTGATCAATTAACTGGAAATATTAGATTTTTTACCTTTGTTAATGGTGTAATTACATTTGTTAATAATAATGCAGGTTCTGTGGATTATGTAAAAGGTGAAATAATATTATTTCCAGTAAATATTTCATCTACAACTTTGACAAATCGTATTGAAATTGAAGTTACTCCAGAATCCAACGATATTGTCGCAAAAGAGAACCTTTATATTGTGCTAGATACTACAGGAAATAGTAAATTAAACCTATTAGAGGACGTTCTTATTTCTGGTGCGAATGTGTCAGGAACAAACTATACACCACCCTCTAGTTTTATTAGCAACAAAAAATATACAAGATAAGAAATGTCTGATAAAAAAGTTAAAATTTCAAATATTCTAGGTAGTCAGATACCAGATTTTATACAAGCGGATAATCCACTTTTTAAAGAGTTTTTATCTCAATATTATGAATCAGAAGAACGTGAGTATGGAACAACTTATCTAGCCGAGCATATTTCATCTTTTAAAAAAATATCGACTGTTGCAGATGTTTCTTTAGTTGAAAAACAAACAATCCCCGTACCAAACACTAAATTACCAAGTTCACCAGTAGTTTTATCATCTGTAGTTTTTGCATATGATAATGTTATTGATGTCAATCAAACTGTTGGTTTTCCAGAAAAATATGGACTATTAAAAATAGATGATGAAATTATTACATATACTGGAAAAACTTCAAATTCATTTACAGGATGTGTTCGTGGTTTTAGTGGCATATCTGAAATTGAATCTAAAGATAATCCAGAATTTTTAACATTTAGTGACACTAATGCATCTGGACATGATGGTGGGTCAACAGTAATTAATTTAAGTTTTCTTTTTGTAACTGAATTTTATAAAAAATTTAAAAAACATTTTTTACCTGGATTAGAGGGAAGAAATTTATCTTATGGTTTAAATATAGAAAATATTTTATCAAGAGCAAGAGATTTTTACAATTCAAAAGGAACTGACACATCATTAAAAATACTTTTTCAGGTTTTATATGGTGTAGAAGTTGATATAATTAAACCATTTGAACAAACAATTATGCCATCTGAGGCTGAGTGGGATGTAACTGATGATATTATAGTTGAAGCAATAGAGGGAAACCCATTAAATTTAATCGGTGATAAAATATTTCAAGACTCTTTTATTAATCCAACTGCTAGTGGTTCAGTTGCTAATGTACAGACAAAATCTTTAAAATCTAAAAAATATTATCAAATATCTTTTTCTAAAGGGACTATTATTGATAAATTTAATGTTTCAACTAAAACCCAAGTTGTTGGGGCAGCTTCTACAACAGAAGTATTAACAGTTGATTCCACAATTGGTTTCGGAGAGACTGGTAATTTTTATTACAAAAACGAAGATGAGATCTATACCATAGCAGAGTACAAATCCAAATCATATAATCAATTTTTCGGATGCACTAATGTATCCAGAGTGTTAAATGAATCTGATCCAATTATTGATTCTAATTTTATTTACGGTTATGAACATGGTGATTTAACAAAAGTATGCACAATGAGAATCACTGGATCTATTTCTAAAGATTCAAATAATTCAAGTAATACAAAATTTTATGATGTAAATGACGAAGTTGGTGTAAAATACTTAGGAGAAAAAACAAAATTAGATGATAAAAAATTTAATAGTTGGTTTTACAACAACATATCATACGTTGATATAATATCACATCCACCTGATTCATTTGCATTTACTACTCAAGTTGATCACTTTTTAAAAGAAGGAGATCTGGTAGATATTATATACAAATCAAGCAATAATACAATTATTAAAGATGCAACCGTTGATAGTATAGTAAATCCAAAAAGATTTGTACTTAGAATAGATGCAGAACCTGCAGATGGAACCATAATTGGTGGTGATTATATAGTCAAGAAAAAAATAAATTATGCTCCTTCTAGTTTTGGGATTAAATCTATTTTATCTAATATACAAAATACTTTTATTGATGAGGAAAAAAATACTTATATCGCCTTTTCAGGATATCCTTCATTTGAAACTGAAACCACAAATAGATCAAAAGTATTTAATTCTGTAGGAGTCAGCACTAATTTAAGTACAATTAACATACCTAATCATAATTTTTTAAATGGTGAAAGAGTTTACATAGATTTTGCAGATAATTCTGGTTTAGTAGGATGTTCTAGCGGATATTTTTATGTAAATTTTGTTGACGAAAATAATATCAAATTATCTTTAAGTTTATCTGGTATAGATAAAAATATTTTTAAAAATATTAAATTTATAGGGGGATCCGACCAAGAAACTATTTCACATACTATTACTCCTTCAACTTTATACGATGGCAAAAAACTAGGAAATCAAAATAATTTTAAAAGAATTTATAAAAATCCAAAAACACCAGAAAATAATTTAAATATTATTGGGCCAGTTGGAGTATCATTAAATGGTGTAGAGTATCATTCTCCTTTATCCTCAGACTCAATTACTTATGGACAAATTGACGAGGTACAAGTATTAAATCCTGGAAAAAACTTTAATGTTGCTAATCCACCAACCATTCAAATTATAGATGATAATGGAAGTAATTCTGAAGTTGTAGGGAATTTTTCAGGATCTGTATCAGAAATAATATTGAATACACCAGGTTTTGATTATTCCACAACACCATCTGTAAAAATTATTGGTGGTAATGGAAATGGTGCAGTATGTGAAGCTAAAATGAAAGGATTTTCATACAAAAAAACTTTTACAGATTTTGATGTAAATTTAAGCAATAATACATTTGTAGGTGAGCACAGATTTTTAGACGGTGAGGAAGTAACATACATTACAACAGGAAGACCTATAGGTATTAATATTAATACCAGTGAAGCTAATGTTGGATTTAGAACTGATTTACTATCTTCAGATTCCTCCTACTTTGTGGCAAAAATTGATAATAATTCTTTTAGATTAGCTGTTACAAAAGAAAAAGCAATTAATAAAACAAATTTAATAGAATTTACAGCATTTGGTAATAGAACTCATACTTTTTCATCTAAAAAAATCAGAAAAGTAATTGATCGAATAATTGTTCTTGAATCTGGTTCAAATTACAAAAATAAGAGAGTTTTAGTTTCTTCAGAAATATATCCACCCTCTGATAAGAAAAATTTATTTAAAACATTTGTTGGTATAAACACTTTTAATAATTACATATATGCAAAAAATCATAATTTTAATAACGGAGATGTACTAGAATATAGTTGCAGTGGGACTGTTATTTCTGGATTATCAGCATCTACAGTTTATAAAGTAACGGTCATTGATAATGATAAATTTAAATTAAGTAATGCAGGAACAGCAACTACTGTATCAAATCTAAATTATGATAGAAAAATATTTGAAAATTTAAATTCTATTGGATCTGGAACTCATACGTTTAAATATCCAGATATAGAGGTAAAAATTAGTAGTAATGTATCTACTGGTTTAACCTCTATAATTCCAGATTATTATAAAGCATCAGCTAAAGTGATAGTAAACGGTGGTATAGATAGTATTTTTGTCAAAAACGGTGGTGTTGGTTATGGTGTAACAAATATAATAAATTATCCAAAAAATCCAATCGTAAAACCACTATTAGGAAAAGATGGTGCTGTAACTCCAATTATAGTAGATGGTATTATTTCTAATGTTACTGTGTTAAATGGTGGATCGGAGTACACAACTCCACCAACTTTAGAAGTTATTGGTATTGGTGGAACTCAAGGAACTTCTGGTAGTTTTGCTAAGTTGGAAGCAGTGGTTTCTGGTGGAAAAATTCAAAGTGTTAACATCATCAATTCAGGAACTGGTTACGATTCAAATAATACTAAAATCAATATAATACCTTCTGGATCTAACTTTGTAATAGTCCCCAAAATTCATGAATGGATAATAGATTCTGTTAAAAGATTCAATCATGTTCTAACTGAAAATAATTCAGAAATGATTCAGATTAAATCCACATATACCCCTGATAATAAAATTTGTTCATTTTATCCAGTTAAAAAATATAGAAAGTTGATAGATGATTTATCTGATTCTGGTGAAACCGTAGATAGTCATTCAAAAATTGTTGGATGGGCATACGATGGCAATCCAATTTACGGCCCTGTAGGACAAAATAATGTTGGTTTAACTACATTTTTACGTTCAGGATACACAATCGATAAAATTAATGATACAAATTTAAGACCACCAAATTATGTTGGTGGGTATTTTGTAGATGACTATGTTTTTTCTGATGGTGGTGATTTAGATGAACATAATGGAAAATTTTTAGTTAATCAAGATTTTCCAAATGGCACTTATGCTTATTTTTCAACAATTGATAATTTAACACTTAATCCATCCTTTCCTTACATTACATTTTTACATCGTGATGCAACTGATAAATTTAATTATGATATAACTCAAAAACAATCAAATTTTGTTTTAAATAGCGGAGAATATAAAAGAAATGTAACTCATCTGGGATTGAATGAAGATTTCAGAAAATACCCAATATTATCTGATCCTCTTGAATCACAACCTTTACTGAAAATTGATGGTGTAAAATCATCTAATATTAATAATATATCAATAAATGAATCTGGATTAAATTATAAAGTTAATGATCGATTAATATTCAACGACCCTACCATTACAGCTAGTGTGGATGAAGTTTTAGGTAAATCAATAATTTCAGTTGGTACTACAAATACATTTGTTTCAAATCTAAAATTTTCTGTTATTGATGGAAAAGTAACTGGTTTATCAACCATCCCACATGAATTATCTGATGGTGATATTGTTGAAATTAGCGGAATATCTTCAACATTATATGAAAATATTGGTGGTGTTAGAACAATTGGAGTATCCACTGTAACTTCTGCTATATCAGCTCCAATACAAAATATAGCAACAACTGGAATTACAACTTTTTTAAATTTCTTTGATCCAACAATTAGTAGAAAATTTGAAATAAACGATATTGTTCAAATAAACACAGAACAGTTTTTAATCATTGATCATGATGATGTTAACAATAGATATAGGGTCAAAAGACAACATAACTTTACTAATCCCACTACTCATGATGCAGGATCTATTGTAAAAAGATTAGAAACAAAATTTACTTACCAATATCCCAAAAAAATAGAAAACAAAAATATAGATTTACCAAAAGTTCAATTTTTTGAAGCAACGAAGTCTGTAGGTATTGGAAGCACTGTTACTAATGTTATTGTTGGAAGAGTTGGAACTAATTCAGGTATAGGAACAATTTTCAAATCAATTCCACCAAAAGCAATATACTTACCAAATCATAAGTTTTTAACTGGGGAAGAGGTATCTCTAGTTTCAAGTGGATCTACTATTAAAGCATCTAAAGAAGCAGATTTATCAAGTCAATTTGATTTGGCTGGAATTAGCACAATATTCTGTGTAAAATTAAGTACAGATTTTATAGGTTTAACTACAGAAAAAGTTGGAGTTAGTACTAATAATATTGAGACTGTATTTTTTGCTGATGTTTTAGTAAATGATGTAGAAGTCGAAGATAGTAATAAAATTGAAACGGTAACAAATAATATTAGTGGTGAATTAACAAGAGTAAATGGAACTGTTACAGTAGCTACTGCTACAACCACAGGACAACAACATGGATTGTCTGTAGGTGATAAATTTAATCTTAATATCACATCAAATAAAGTTCAAAACTTTGATTTGAAGTATAATGAAAATATTAGAAAATTAGTTGTCAATCCAACCATATTCCCATCATCATCTGTAGGAATTGGAACATCTTTATCAAAAATAACAATTAATGAGCATGATTTTGTAACTGGAGATTTAATTGTATATAATTCCACAACTCCAGCCACACCTTTAATTGATAATGGCGTTTATTATGTTGTTAATGATTCAAAAACCACAATAAGATTAGTAGAAAATTTATATGATATTTCTGTTTTTCCATATAATTACATTACTATAACAGACAATGGAAGTATTAGTGGTACTCATCAGATCTCTAAAATAAATCCAAAATTAAAGTTTTACAAAAATAATACAGTTAAATTTTCAACCTTAGATCCAAGTTTAGATGATTTTGATATTGAGTTTTTCAATGATTTTGATTTTAAATCAAAATATAATAGTGATTTAATAACTAAGACTAAAGATGAAATTACTATCCGTGTAGAAGACTCTTTAGAGAATGAATTTTACTATAAAGTTAAAGGGAAGGAGACTAATGATATAAAAACATTATCATTCGCTGTAGATGAAAGAGTTACTAATAGAGGGCAAATTAAAATAATCGATTCTGAATTTAATAAAGAATTTTCAGTAATTGGAATAGGAACTAGTGTTTTTAAATTCAATCCCACAGGAATAGCTGAGACAACTTCATATGATACAACTGGATTTTCTTCTGCTTTTTATTCTACAAACTCCTTAACTGAAACTGGTGGAATACATTCTATAAAATTATTGAATAAAGGATTTTCAGTTGCTAAATTACCAATACTAACATCAATAGCAAGCACTGGAGGTGTAGATTCTGTTTTAACTATTGAAACCAATGATATTGGATCAATTGATGGTACAGAAGTTATTAATCAAGGATTAGAATTTTCTCCAGATAAAACATTAAAACCAAAGGCAAATAATAGCACCATATTAGAATTAAAAAATACGTTAACTCTTAAAACCATAGGTATTGCAACTGGTGGAGTTAATTATACTTTTCCACCAAAAATTACAGCCATAGGTAAACCAAGTATTGTTGCTAGAACTAAAGTAAAAGGAACATCTGTAAGTGATGTTCAGATTTTAACAAATGATAGTGGATTATCCAGTGATCTTAGAGTAGTACCAACCACCAACTCAAACGGTATAGTTGTTACTGATGCTTCAATTGATAGTAATAAAACAGTAGAGTTAAAATTAAGAGCACCAGCACCAGAAGTCAGCAATCAAAGTGGATTTTTTAATAATGGTGGATCTTTTCCATTCCAAATTGGTGATAAAATATTTGTTGAAAATATAAAAATTATTGATGATGTAGATGGTAATCCGACTGGCACTGGATATAACTCTAGTGATTACGATTACAAATTCTTTACTGTAAGTAATATTGAAATAACAGGTGGTCAAGAAGCAGTCTATTATTCTTTAGCTGGTTTAGGAATTACAGCTGGAATCTACCAATCAAATAACAATTTTGGTAGAGTCATAAAAAAAGAAGATTTAGCAGTATTTACACCAATATTTGAAGATATCTCATTCTTTGATAGAGAAAGAGTCGAAGTTATTGGTAAGAATATTTCGGGAGTAGTTGCTAAAAATGGATGGGATGTGGAATCTCAAACATTAAAAGTTATTGATTTAACTGGAGATTTTCAATCTAACGATCAAATTATTGGAAAAATAAGTAATACTAAATCCACTATAGCTAAACAGTTTAAATTTGATTTTGATTTAGATGTTGATAGCACTGCAAACATAACAAATAATTGGAAAACAAATATTGGAGAACTTAATTCTGATATTCAAAATTTACATGATAATGATTATTATCAAAGATTTTCATATTCAATAAAAGGAAATATTCCTTTCCTTACTTGGAAAAATACAGTTGATAGTTTAGATCATGTAGCTGGATTTAAAAATTTCTGTAATTTGGGGATAGGATCAACTGCACAGCATACTTTAAGTTCTGATGCAGATCTTGCTCTAGAAGTTGATATTGATCAAGAAGCATCAGTGCATGAGAAGTTTTATTATGATATGGGAACTGAGGATACTGATGACCCCAACTTATCTAAACTAATATCATTTAATTCGAAAATAATAACAAATTATAATGAATCAAGAACAAACAAAGTTTTAATTGTAGATGATATAAGTTCTCAATTTACTGGAATTATTACTACAACTGGTGGATCTGTAGTTGGTTTGACAAGTTTTAAAGTATTCACAGATGGTGATAGATTATTCCATAAAGAATTTAAAATTTCTGGAATATCAACTACTACAGATCAAATTAACATTCCCAGACATAACTTTAACACAGGTGAAAGATTGATATACAAACCAGAAGAAGGACAAAACTCCATAGGTATTGCTGATACAAGTGCTATTGGTGTTGGAGTTACTAATTTACTACCATCTAGTTTATTTGCGATTAGAATAGATAAGGATAATATTAAAGTTGCAATTGCTGCTAGTTTTGCTAGTGTTCAAGCTGGAGTTGCATTTACAGGTCTCACTGGTATCGGGAATACTCATATATTAACAGTTCCTTCAGACGATGCGACAATCAGAACGTTAATTAGTATTGATAATGTCATTCAAAGTCCTCTTGGTATAACAACTGCCATTTCAGTTGGATTAGGAACAACTGTTGGAGTAGGATCCACCTCAATTTTCCTAAATGATATTTCTGAAATAGCAGGTAAATCTTTACTTAAAATAGAAGATGAAATTATAAAGGTGAATTTGGTTGGTGTTGGATCTACAAATTCCTTAAGTGTTGTTAGAGGAGAAATGGGGACAGTTGCTGCAGCACATACAGTAGGTGCAGCAGTTACAGTGATTAAAGGTGATTATAGAATTAATGAAGGTAAAATATATTTTTCTGAAGCACCATATGGGCCAAGAGGAATTCCTGATCCAGAAAGTAAAACTAATACTGCTGGTATAACTACATTTTCAACATTTTCTGGAAGATCTTACTATAGATTAGATTACGCAAATAATAAAATTATCGATGATATATCAGATAGATTTGATGGTTCTACCAGTCAGTTTAACTTAACCACAAATAATGTTAAGTTGGTAGGTATTAACACTAGTTTTGGTGCCATATTAATTAATAATATTTTCCAAAGACCTTTTTATGGAGATGTTGGTAGTATTAATAGATCAGATTACCAAATAGTAGGAACTGGAGAAACAATTAGTTTCACAGGCACTTCAGGAAATAAAGATTTACCTAGAGGCGGAATTATTAATGAATTTGATGTTGGCATTGGAACTGGATATCAAGTTCCAAGGAAAGCATTATTTAGTGCTGTAGTATCAAATTCAGGAACTATTTCAACTGTAGGTATACTGACTGGAGGTTCTGGATATATAACTCCACCTATAATTTCAATCGCATCTAGCACTGGTTCTGGTGCTACAATTGAGGCTTCAATTACTGCTGGAGTAGTTACATCTTTAAATTTATCAAATTCAGGATCTGGATATAGTAATACAGGAATAAGCACTGGATTGAATTTTGTAACTGCACCGCTACCAAGTCCTTACACTAACATACCTCTATCTGGTGGAAGTGGATCTGGTGCTAAAATAGATGTTGTGGTTGGAACTGGTGGTAGTATTATATCATTTGATATGACTGATCGTGGTATTGGTTATGAAATTGGCGATGTTTTAGAGTTAACTACTTTATTCCATCAAGTGGGAATAGCAACAACCTCATTTAAAATAACTGTAAAAAACAAATTTCAAGATAAGTTTGCAGGATGGACATTTGGTCAATTACTTGAACTTGATGATTTTAGTCAACAATTTAATGGTTTTAGAAAGTCATTCTTAATAAAGAGAGATACAGAATATTATAGTATTGTTGCTGCTGAAGGATCTGATATCATATTGCAAAATAATCTTCTAATATTTTTAAATGATGTTTTACAAAAGCCAGGAAGAGACTATGTATTTAATGGTGGAACAAGAATAAACTTTAAAGAAGCACCTAGAAAAGGAAGTAAATTTAAAATTTATTTTTATACTGGATCTAGTGAGGATTATCTTGGTGTAGAAGTTGAAGAAACTATCAAACCAGGTGATGAGTTAAGACTTCAATATTATGAAAGAGTTTCTGAGCAAGAAAATAGACCAGTATATGAATTAATATCATCTGATACTGTTGAAACTACAACTTATGGTGGAATTGGTATATCTACTGATGGAGATTTTGATAGACCAATAATGTGGAGAAAACAAACAGAAGACACTGTTATTGATGGGAGAAAAATATCTAAGAAGAGAAGTTACCTTGAACCAGGCATAGCACCGTCTTCAGGAATCATAAAATCTATAAGTCCTACTGACACTAAAATTTATATAAAAGATTCTTGGTTATTCCAACAAGTTGACAACTTGGGACAAACTGAAAATAATATATCTATAGTTGGTTTAGGAAGCACTTCTGTTGAAACTATCGAAAAAGTTACTTATAGTGGTGACTACGGTAATATAGTTGGTATTGGATTATCTCCTGTTGGTATCAATACTACTGGGCCTGCAATTTTCTTTGAAATAGAACCAGATTCTAAGATAACAGGTTCAGGATTAAACAAAGTTGAAAAATCAGGAATATCAACTGGTGATTATTTTGTAGTTAAAAACACCTATATTGGAAGCAATTCTAGTGGAGTTACTGGAATAAAAACAACGTCATCTGGCCCAGAAATAGTTGGTGTTGGTAATAGTTTCTTAGATGGTGTTTATTTTGTTGAACATTTTGATCAGGTGGGGACTGGAGAAACAGTTGTAAGAGTATTTTCAAATGTTCAATCAATATCAGGAATAGATACATCTACAGTTTCAAGTAACTTTAAAGGTGGTAATTACAGTTGGGGTGCAGTAAATGTTACTAGAAATAGTAATTCTAAATCATTTACTTTTCATAATTTAAATGGATTAGTTGGTATAGAAACATCTCCTCAAGTAATAAGATCGTCTGGTTTGAGACTAATATATTCAACTTAAAAGTAAGATACAAATAACAGGTATAAATAATCAAAAAATGTAAGTATCAATGCCCGCAATAATCACTGACCAATATCGAATTTTAAATGCAGAAACTTTTGTAGATAGTTTTGTAGGTATTGGTACAACTGGAAATAACAATTATTATACCTTTTTAGGTCATCCAAACCCAACATATATTGGTGTGAGTAATTATGGAACAACTGATTGGGGAACTCCTGTTCCAAATCCCATAGATAATTTTTCTCAAGAAAGTTTTTACTATGATAGTATGTTGTTCTTAAAAAAAGTAACCTCCAATGATGTTAGGAGAGTGGTTCCTAGAATAGATTGGCAATCGGGAACAGTTTATGAGATGTTTAGGAGTAACTATTCAGCAACAAATTTAACACCTCAAAGTAAATCAACCACTTTGTATGGTGCGAGTTATTATGTGGTTACTTCAGAGTTTAAAGTATATTTGTGTATTAATAATGGAACAGATCCTACAAATCCAAGAGGACAAGGATCTCAGTTTGAACCAATTCATACAAATACAGCTCCAGATATAGCTGGAAATGGTTCAGATGGTTATTTGTGGAAGTATCTTTATACTATTGCACCTTCTGATATTGTTAAATTTGTCACAAGTACATATATACCATTACCAAAAGAATGGGGTGATATAACCACTCAAAATATAAAAAATGCTGCAGTAGATGGTAAAATTGAAACCATAATTATAAAAGATGGTGGATCTGGTCATAATTTTACAGATGCTGACGGTAATATTCAACAGGGTGGATCTATAGGAAACGTCCCCATTGTTGGTGATGGAACTGGTGGATTAGCTACAATTGAATTTAATGATGGTGTTGTGACTGGCATTTCAGTTGCAGATGGAGGTTCTGGTTATACTCAAGCAGCAGTTAAATTTACAAACGAAACATTTGGAGATCAAACACTATCGCCAGGAACTGGAGGTGAATTTGAAGTTATAATACCTCCAAAAGGTGGTCATGGTTTTGATGTATATCGTGAACTAGGTGCATTTAGAGTAATGTTATATTCTAAGTACGATAATAATGTGGATCATGCTCCTGATTATGTTATTGGTAATGATTTCTCTCGTGTAGGATTAGTAAAAAATCCTCTCCAGTTAAATGGGACTGACCTTCTAAATAGTACGACTGCATCAAATTTGAGTGCTTTGAAACTAAAACCAGAATCAACATCAGGTTTAACTACATCACAATTTAAATTTGCATCTAATGTTCAAATAACACAAACATTATCAAGTGTAGGTCTTGGATCTACTGCTGTTGGTCACGTTGCATCTTGGGATCCAGATACTGGGATATTAAAATATTACCAACCAGTTGGTTATTCTACTAGTTCAACATATTCTTTCAAGAAATTAGATTTTAGTGGAGAAAATGAGAATGGCCCAGTTATCATTGGTAGTACAAATACTGCTAATAATAATGATAAATTGGTGATTGATACAGGATTTAATGGTTCATCAATAGATATTGGTGGCAGAAGTATTTCTTTAAGTTCAACATTTGTTTCTGGAAAAGCACCAGCAGATGTTAAAAAATACTCTGGTGATATCATCTATATTGATAATAGAGCACCGATAGAGAGAACAACTTCACAAAAAGAAGAAGTAAAAATAGTAATAGAGTTCTAAACAAATGCCACAAAATACTAATCTAAACGTTTCGCCATATTTTGACGATTTTAATGAAAGTAAGAACTATCAAAAAGTTCTTTTTAAACCAGGATTTCCAGTTCAAGCTAGAGAGCTGACAACATTACAATCGATTCTTCAAAATCAAGTTGAAAAATTTGGAAGACACTTCTTTAAAGAAGGGTCAATGATAATTCCTGGTGGGACAATTTATGACGATAGGTATTTTGCTGTAAAAATAGATCCTAATTTTTTAAATATTCCTGTTAACGCATATACAAAAATTTTAGCCGATAATAAAATTGAAATTGTAGGAGAAATATCTGGTGTTCAAGCAACTGTTGTAAATAGAATCACTGCTTCGGAGTCAATTGATGGGTTTGATACTTTATATGTAAAGTATTCAAAATCTGGGTCAGATGGAGTATCTAAAGTTTTTCTAGATGGTGAGAATTTAATAACTCTATCAAGTTTTAATTACTTAAACGCAAGTGTTTCAGCGAACAGTCAATTTGCTAGAACAATTATAACTGGATCAACATCTACTGCTTCTTCATTTTCTGTAAATGAGGGTGTATACTTTATTCGTGGTTTCTTTGTAAAAACTGCAGCATCTACTGTAATATTAGACCAATATAGTAATTCTCCTAGTTATAGAGTAGGATTTTTAATAAAAGAGGAAAATGTATCTCCATCCTCAGTTAATTCGGATTTATACGATAATGCAAAGGGATTTGCAAACGAAGCTGCACCTGGTGCTGACAGATTTAAATTATCAACATCTTTACATAAAAAACTTTTAACGGATAAAAATGATGTAGATTTTGTTGAATTACTTAGAGTAGAAAATGGTATTGTCCGAGAAATGGTCACTAGGACAGAGTATAATATTTTTGCTCAAGAGTTAGCAAGAAGAACTTATGACGAATCTGGTGATTATTACATAAAACCATTTTCAATAGATGTAAGAGAATCACTTAATGATAGATTGGGTAATAGGGGAATATATTTTGATACACAAGAAACTCAGAATGGAAATACACCTTCAGATGATGTAATTAGTTTACAAGTTTCTTCAGGAAAAGCATATGTAAGAGGGTATGAAGTTGAAAAAAGATCAACATCATCTATTGATATTTTAAAACCAAGAACCACTAAATTAGTAGAAAATCAAAGTGTTCCGATAAGAATTGGAAACTCAATGGAGGTTACAAACATAGTTGGATCTCCAGTAATAGGATTTGGAAATAATAGTAGTCTTAAATTACTAAACAGAAGATTGAAAGATCAAAGGGAATCGGATATTAATTCAACAGTTATAGGTGATTTGAGAGCATATGATTATAATCAAAAAGTTGGTTTAGGTTCTATTTCTAGTTTTGAGTTAAAATTTTATGATTTACAATTATTCACAAAACTAACTTTAGTTAGAAATATTCCTAGCGGTACTACTTTTTCTGCAGGATCTCATATTAAAGGAAAATTTAGTGGATCTGTGGGATACTTGGTATCAAACGTTACAAATAGTGGCATTATGACTCTCCGTGATCTTACAGGAGAATTTCAAATAAATGAACCAATAATTATTAATGGTATAGAATCAGGAAATAGTATAAAAGAAATAACAGATAATAGTTTTGAAGATATTAAAGTAGTTCATAGTTCTGAGGGTATCGGAACTGGTGATACAATATTTGCAGCTGAAACAGTTTTAAATCAAACAAAACAACTATTCAAAACTGCAGCTGAGTTCAATATTGTTATACCTGATCCAGTAACTGGATTATCAACAATAACTTGTGGTGCAATCAGAGATTTTAGAAGCGTTGTAAAACCAAATGATGTAGTAAGTTATATAACATCAGTGAATACTTCACCTGCTTTTAACAGAGTTGATTCTGTTGGTGCTGCAGGAACAAGTATAATTGTTGGCCCTATTACAACTGTTCCTGGTATTTGTAACGGTGAAGTTTTTGCTTCAACTCCCAATGATCTTTCTCTTGTTTTCCCATCAATAAAAACTAGTGATGATCCTGGATTTAGAGTTAAATTATCAGATAGATATATTTCATCAATTAATGTTTTAGATAGTTCATATATTACAAGAAAACAAATAACAAAAACTAACTTTGTTAATAATACTGCAGTATTTGATATAAATGATATATCTGGTGAGAATGATAATTTATTTTTTGAACCATTTACAATTTCTAATTATGTTCTAGAAATAGATACTTCTGCAGCAGGTGATAATGGAAAAGTTGAAAAACTTACAGAATCTATGGTAACTGTCTCTACAAACCTTAAAACAGTTACTATAAGAGGTATATCTCAAGAAACTGGAGATGCAGTTTTAACAGCATCAGTAAAAAGAAGTACATTATCATCTAAAGAAAAAAATCATTTTAGATGCAGTAGTTTACTTATTGATAGATCGGCTCTAGATGGATCTGGTTCTACAGATAAAACTTTTAATGATGGTTTGACAACAAGCGATGTATATGGAACAAGAGTTCAAGATGAGGAAATATCATTAAATTTTCCAGATGTTAGCCGTGTTTTAGGTATTTTTGAATCTGATAGTAAAGATGATCCTATTCTTCCATCAATTTCAGTAAGTGATGCTACTGATGTATTTACTGATAATGTAACAATAGGAGAGCAATTTATTGGTGGAAGATCAGGTGCAGTTGCTCGTGTAGTGGGCATACAAGCGACTCAGTTGAGTTTTGTTTATGAAAACGAAAATAGGTTTGAAATTGGAGAAAATATCTCTCTGAAGTCCTCTGGGATCTTTGCTAAGATAAGTGGATTGGTGACTGGTAGTAGAAATATTTTAAACAATTATGTGCTAGATTCTGGTCAAAGAGTAGAGTACGCAGATTATTCTAGAATAATTAGAAAACCTGATGTTGAAAAACCAACCAAAAAGTTAAGAATTATTTTTGATTATATTGAAAATATTGAATCTACAGGAAATATTGAAACTGTAAACAGTTATAATGGATTTAACTATACAAAAGACATACCTTTTGTATTTGATAGTTGGGCCTCTGACTTTTTAGATTTTAGACCAAGAGTTAATCCATATAATCCTGATTCTGCAACCCAATCGCCTTTTACATTTGCATCTAGAAGTTTTTCAGGATCAAATTCTGAGTCAGTGGTTTCAAATAAGAGTATTGTAGTAGACTATTCTTACTATCAAGGTAGAATGGATAGATTATATTTAACAAAAGATGGTGTATTTACAGTTAAACAAGGTGAACCATCAAGAATTCCTAGATTACCTTTACCAAATGAAGAGGCTTTTCCTGTTGCTTCTTTATCACTTCCACCTTATATTAGAAATGCTAGTTCTGAAGTTTTAGTTAAAAAAATACCTCATAAGAGATATACTATGAGAGATATTGGTGGTTTAGAGCATAGAATTAAAAATTTAGAAAACTATACAACACTTTCTTTACTAGAAACAGATACAAAAAATTTATCAATCAAAGATCCAAATACAGGTTTAGATAAATTCAAGTCTGGATTTTTTGTAGATAATTTTAGAAACCATAATTCACATAATTTAACTGGTGAATCTAAATTTGATATTGACATGGAGAGAAGTGAATGTAGACCAAGATCAACCGAAAGAAACGTTGCATTGATGTATGAGACAGTTAGTACACAAGCAAATCCAATTACATCTGATTATAGATGGGTTGAAGATTTTGCTGATGCAAACATATCTAAAAAAGGTCATGCTGTAACTTTAGATTTTACAGAAGTCGAGTTCTTATCTCAACCTTTAGCAACAACAGTTGAAAATTTAAATCCATTTCACATTGCACTTTATGCTGGTTCAATAGAATTGACCCCATCTTCCGATTTTTGGATTGAAGAAGTTCCTTTAGGAACTCCAGATCATTTTCAAATAGATGGTGTATTTGATTTTGCTGCAAATTTATTAGGTGTTGAAGATCGTGAAAATGGTGGTATGGCATCAAGTTTTTGGAATTCTCATGAACAAACTTGGAATGGTAGGGAAAATGCAACTTTAGTTGGTGAAGAGGTAATTAATACCCAAGTGCTTTCATCTGAGACAAATACAGAAAATCTTAATGGTGATCAAGGATCTAGAGACATAACAACAAATACTCAACAACTATTAAATACGATTGAACAAACTTTTGAAGAAACTGGTATTGAAAAAACATTTGGTTTAGAACTATCAGCTAATAATGAGGTTATTGATTTAGGAACAAAAGTAGTAGGTATTGAAGTTCTATACAATATTAGATCAAGAAATATAGAAGTATATGGTAAAAGATTAAAACCAAATACAAGATATTATGTATTCATGGAGAATACAGATTTAACTCAATATGCTGTCCCAAAACTTCTTCCAATTACAATGAATAGAGGTACATTTGCAGCGAATGATATTGTTGAAAGTTCAAATCCAGCTGGTTCTGCTACTGCGAGCATATTATTTAGAGTTGCATCATCTAACCATAAAATTGGCCCTTACAATGACGCAACAACAACTTACACAACAGAACCATATACAAATACTCCTCTTCCTGCCGTTTATTCTAGTACAAGTTCAATATTAAACGTGGATACTGGTGGTTTGGCAATGCACACCACTCCAGATCATCTTGGATGGGTAAGAAAGGATATGAAGTTAGTTAATAAAGATGGTGACGCAGAAGCAACAGTAGGAGATCTATCTTTAATAAGTGATGAAAAAGGAGATTTAATATTTTCATTACATATTCCAGATCCAAAAATAACAAGTAATCCTAAATTTACAACTGGAAATAATACCATAAGATTAACTACAAGTTCTACTAATGCAAGTCAACTTGATCCAGGTGAGAGTGCTACAGAGGTAGAATATCAAGCAAGTGGATTTTTAAGTAACACTCAAGAGCAATCAATTGGTATAAAAATGCCTAGTGTTGAGAAAAAACAAATTGGTGACGATCAACCAATAAGTAGATTATTTCAACAGATAAGAGAAGAGGAAGAAACAAGAACCAATATTACTGATACTGGATGGTATGACCCTCTAGCTCAATCATTCTTAGTTGAAAGAGATAAGTATCAAGATGGTATTTTTATCACTAGTGGTGAGTTATACTTCAGAACAAAGGATGATAATGTTCCAGTGACTGTTCAGTTAAGGACTATGAGAGATGGAACTCCAACTACAACTATCTTACCTTTTGGTGAAACACAGATAGATCCATCTGAAGTTAATTTATCAACTGATGGTAGTGCAGCAACTACATTTAAATTTAAAACACCTGTTTATCTACAAAGTGGATATGAATATTGTATTGTATTAATTGCACCAACCGAAAAGTATAATACTTATATTACTAGAATGGGTGAAATCGATTTACTCACAAACTCTGTAAGTAACAGACAACCATACCTTGGATCACTATTCAAATCTCAAAATAGTTCTACATGGGATCCTAGTCAATTTGAAGATCTTAAATTTAAACTCAATAAGGCTAAATTTGTAACCAATAGTGCATCGAGCATACTTCTTTATAATAATGAGTTGCAACCAGTAAAAATATTAAAGGAAAATCCTGTGATAGGATATTCTAAAAAACTTAATATAACTCTTAATTCTGCACAAACTTTTAATCCTGCTCTTGTTACTGGAGAAGAATTACGACAAACAGATAGTTCTTCTGGATCTCCCATAGTCAATACTGCCAGAATATTAAAAATTGCAGGCCCAATAACAACTGGTACATCCAAATTAAAAGTTGTTAGAAATTCTTTAGGTCAAAGTGGTGTTGGATTAACAGCTGGATTATTCCCGAATGTGCAAATTTCTGCACTAACAGGTTCTGGTAGTGGTGCAACTGCTAATATAACTGTTAACTCTAGTGGCGATCAAATACCAGATGGTAGTGTAAACGTTCAAAGCGGAGGAACAGGATTTAGTGTTGGTGACTTGTTAATTGCAAATCAAATTGGTAATACTGGATCTGGAGTTCAATTTGTTGTTGATTCAACTAGTGGTGTAGATTTAATAGTTATTGATAATGCTAAAAACCATTTTGATAGCACTAAAGATATAATTCATTTTGCTACTAATGGAACACAAAACACAATAGGTAACGGAGTTATATCAGGAATATCTTCAGATACTGTGAGTGATGGTTATACTTTAAAATTTGACCATAAAAATCATGGTATGCACTCAAATACAAATAAAGTTAGAGTATCCAACTTCCATCCAGATGGAATTCCAACTACTTTGACACAAAATATAGTCGATGGAGATACAACTATCACTTTAGCAACTGGAGCTGGAGCAAACTTTAATACATTTGAAGGAACTGCGGTTGGAACTGCAAACACTGGATATTTGTTAATTGATAAAGAAATAATTGCATACGAGTCAATCACTAACGATATAATTACAATTGATGACACTAAGAGAGGAATTGATTCCAGTTTAAAATCAAATCATGATGCTAATGCATTAGTCTTTAAATATGAATTTAATGGTGTATCTTTATTAAAAATCAATAAAGATCATGATATTGACCCTAGAGAAAAAACATTTGATAGTTATTTTATTAGAGTATCAAATGAAGTGGCATTTAACACTACAAAATCTGGTGGTGGAGCTGCGGTTCATGTTTCACAAAACGTTCCATTTGAGGCGATTGATCCTAGAATCACAAGTTTAACTCCTACAGGAACAAGTGTTACTGGTAGAATTAAAACAACGTCTGGAACTAGTTTGAGTGGAAATGAGGGATCATTTACTGATCAGGGATATGAAACTATATCTTTAAATAAACTTAATTATTTGGATACTCCAAGAATTATTGCTTCAAAAGTCAATGAAGTTGCACTTCTTGGCAGCCAAAAATCTTTTGCTCTTGAGTTGTCATTAACGACAACTAAGGAAGATGTAAGTCCTCAAATTGATTTAGATAATTTAAATATTATTGCGATTAGTAATTTAGTTGATAGTAAAGTAAGTAATTATGAGACAGACAATAGACCTAAAGTTTCAGGATCAGATCCAAATACAGCAATTTATGAAACAAAACAAATAAATTTGGAATTTATCTCTAATTCATTATTTGTTCAATTTGATGGACACAAAGAAGGGGATGCTGACTTTAAAGTATTTTACAAACTGTTTAGAGGTGATGGTGATGATTCTAATCAAACATACATACCATTTAATGTAAATGGTTCTCCTGATAAAGTGGTAAATTCAAACACAACTCGTAATGCATTCAGTGAACATAAGTATACAGTTGAGAATACTGCACAATTCAGAGGATTTATGATTAAAGTTGTAATGATATCAAAAAATCAAGCAAAACCACCTAGATTAAAGAATTTTAGAGCTATAGCTTTAAGATCATTTGAAACTGATATTGTTGGTTCAGGT